CAAAAAAATTCAAACTGTATAATAAACAAATCAAGACAACTTGGAATTTCTACTCTAGTATCTGCATATTCTCTTTGGTTAATGATTTTTCAAAGAGATAAAAACGTATTAGTTATTGCGACTAAGCAAGATACTGCAAAAAACATGGTAACTAAAGTTAGATTCGCTTACGATAATCTTCCTAATTGGTTAAAAGTAGGGGCTACTGCCACAAGTAACAACCAATTAAGTTTAAGATTAAGTAACGGTTCTCAGATAAAAGCAGCTTCATCAGCTGGTGACGCAGGCCGTTCAGAGGCAGTATCTTTGTTAATCATTGACGAAGCCGCGTTTATCGATAATATAGACACGATATATACGGCCGCAAAATTAACTCTTGCTACGGGTGGGGGTTGTATTGCACTGTCTACTCCAAACGGACACGGTAATTGGTTTCATAAAACGTATTCCGCGGCGCAAAAAAGAGAAAATGATTTTTTACCTATATGTTTACCATGGCATGTTCATCCTGAAAGGGACGAAACTTGGAGAAAACAACAAGACGTAGATCTTGGAGTAAGAAATGCTGCTCAAGAGTGCGACGGAGAATTTAATTCTTCCGGAGCCACAGTAGTATTACCGGATATATTAGAGTGGTATTCTAAAAATTTAATAGTAGATCCAATTAACATGGAAGGATATGATAGATCGAGATGGATATGGGAATATCCAGACCCGATGAAACACTATGTGATAGTAGCTGACATAGCTCGAGGAGACGGATCTGACTATTCAACCTATCAAGTGATAGATGTGGATACTATAACACAAGTTGCAGAGTATAAATCGCAAATAGATACGAGATTATTCGCAAACGAACTAATATCGATAGCTAATAGTTACAATCAAGCTTTACTTGTCATAGATAACGTAGGTGTTGGTTGGGATGTTGTACAATCTGTTGTAGAGAGCGGATATCCAAACATACACTACAGTTACAAATCAGAAACTACGGGCGACTTCGAAACTTATTTATCCGCTCAAAATGGTAGATCTACTATGGTGCCTGGATTTACTACATCTCAAAGAAATAGACCATCTATCATAGAAAAAATGAGAGATTGCATAGAAAATAAGGTGGCTACAATAAAATCAATAAGATTATTAGAAGAACTTAGAGTGTTTATTTGGAAAAACGGTAAACCTCAAGCATCACCAAACTACAACGATGACTTAGTGATGTCATTCGCAGTCGCTATGTATTTAAGAGAAACTTCTCTACGATTTAAACGAGCTAGTGAAAGCTTAACCTCGCTTGCGCTTAATAATTATAGTAAAGTGCCTTCAGGTCATGCAGTGTATGATTCTAAAAGTTACTATCAAAGTTCTCCATGGTCGATGAGAATAGATACACCTACAGGTAACGAAAACGTAGATTTAACTTGGCTACTGCAATAATATGGCAATATTATATAGACATATTAGATTAGATAAAAACGTTCCTTTTTATATAGGAATAGGCAAAGATATCAAAAGGGCCTATTCTAAAAGTAATAGGAATAAAAAGATGGCATTTCGATAATTGTAAATACAGAAAGTAATAAAAAATGGCAGAGAAGCAAAACACAGGTGAAAATATATTTAGCGTACTAAGACGCGCGTTTTCTACCGATGTAATTATAAGAAATACTGGAGATAAGAAACAACTCACAGTGATAGATCCGGGCCACATACAGACTGTGGGCGCGATACAAACCAATAGCTTAATAGATAGATTTCATAAAGTATACACAACTTCTACAGCTTACGGAGTAAATTTAAACTTAGCACAAAACTACCAATCTGCGAGGGTTCAAATATACGCAGATTACGACGCTATGGATACAGACGCGATTATATCATCAGCGCTCGATATCATTTCCGATGAATGTACATTAGAAAATGATGGAGGAAGAATATTATCCATAACTTCGCCTGAGGAAAATATACAAAACGAACTTGAGAATTTATTTTATTCAGTATTGAATATAGAATTCAATTTGTGGTCTTGGATAAGAAACATGTGCAAGTACGGAGATTTCTATTTAAAAATGGAAATAGCGGAAGATTTTGGAGTATATAACGTTATTCCTTTTTCTGCGTACAACATAGTTAGACAAGAGGGGTTCAATCCAGAAAATCCAAACGAAGTTAGATTTAAGTTTGATCCTAATGCAGCGCTTGGATCCACCACTGGATACACTTCCGCTTACAATAATCAAGATCCGGGAGTGTGGTTTGACAATTACGAGATTGCGCATTTTAGACTCATAGGAGACGTAAACTATTTGCCTTACGGTAGATCTTATTTAGAAAATTCAAGAAAGCTGTTTAAGCAGTATACGCTCATAGAAGACGCTATGTTAATACATAGAATAGTAAGAGCTCCTGAGCGTAGAACATTTTATGTTAACATTGGATCTATTCCCCCTCACGAAGTTGATACCTACATACAAAAAATGATACAAAGGATGAAAAAAGCTCCTTTGATCGATCCGCAAACTGGCCAGTACAATTTAAAATACAATCAACAAAATCTATTAGAGGATTTTATCATTCCTATGAGAGGTAACGATACTACGACAAAGATCGATACCGCAAAGGGCCTAGATTACAATGCAATCGAAGACGTTGTGTACTTTAGAGAAAAATTATTTGCAGCGTTGAAAGTTCCCAAAGCTTTTATGGGATACGAAAAAGATTTAACCGGTAAAGCTACGTTAGCAGCAGAGGACATTAGATTTGCTAGAACCATAGAAAGGTTACAGAGAATAGTGTGCTCTGAACTAAAGAAGATCGCGATAGTACACCTATTATCAAAAGGATACGAAGATACTTCCGTGGCAAATTTTGATATTAAATTAACAAAGCCTTCCATCATTTATGAACAAGAAAGAATCGCTATGATTAAAGAGAAGGTAGATCTTGCGACTCAAGCTATGGAATCAGGAATACTTCCAAGAGAACACATGTGGAAAAATGTGTTTAAAATATCAGAGGACGAATTCTTTGAACTTGAAGACATGATTATAGAAGATCAAAAGCGTAAATTTAGATACAAGCAAATAGCAGAAGAGGGTAACGATCCAGCAGAAACTGGTCAAGCGTTTGGCACTCCTCACCAATTAGCAAGTCTTTACGGAGGCAAAGCTGATGGGTCTTTAGACGTTCCTTCTGGCTACGACTTTAAAAATCCAAACGAGCCTTTAAAGGTACCTGGCCGCCCGCAAAAATACAAATCAACTTATGGCACAGACGAATCTCCTTTCGGTAGAGATCGCTTGGGTAAAAAAGAGCTAAAAAAAGACGGAGAGGAAGGAGAAACTGGCACAAAAGTTAAGTTTAGAGGAGGTCCTATGAACAACGAAAGTACTATGGGAGTGTATTTAAAAAACAAATCTAGCTTAGAGCAATTGAAAAGTAAGATGGGAAGAAAGACCTCTGTATATACAGTACCAAATTTATTAAACGAAGAAAACATCCGCGAAGATCTAGACTAAATATTTATAGGCATGCCGATAAAACATTCCAAATTTAAAAACACTGGTGTATTATTTGAATTGTTGGTAAGACAAACTACTTCAGATTTGTTAAACAATTCAGATTCAAAAGCCGTAAAAATAATAAAAAAGTATTTTAATAATACAGAATTGGGCAAAGAATATGCACTATATAACATGTGCGTATCCTCAAAAAAACTTAGTGAAAGCAAGGCAGAATTGTTACTATCTACTGTAACAGAGGAGCACAAGAAGTTAAATAAAGAGGCTATAGATAAAGAAAAATACAACTTAATAAAAGAAATTAAGAATAATTACGATATAGAAGAATTTTTTAAGGCAAAAATATATAACTATAAGCAATACGCAAGTGCTTACATAGTGTTTGAATCAGTAAATAGTAAAAAGTCCGATCCTAAACAACTATTAGCCAATAAAATAAATTTATTAGAGCACATAACTAAACAAGACATAAAAAATAAACAAGTACCTTACGAAATATTCGATTCTTTAATAAAAGAAGATAAGGAGGTTAGATTATTATCCTATAAGATAATAGTTGAAAAGTTTAACGATAGGTACAAGAGCATGACTCCAGATCAAAAAGATATTTTAAAAGAGTATGTAAGTAGCATCGCTGATTCTGTTAAGCTAAAAGAATTTTTAAACGATAAAATAAAAGACGTAAGAGATAAATTATCAGAGCTATCTAAAATAGAAGGAGATCCAGTCATGAAAATTAAGTTGACAGAAATACTAAACTTAATAAAACCTATGAAAGATACTCTCGCCATAAAAGACGAAACTATTACGGGAATACTAAAGTGTTACGATCTTATAGAAGAATTAAAAAATATAAAGTAGTGGATAAATTTAACAATCAATTCGCAACTCAAAAATTATTTGAGGAATACGAAGAATTAGATGAAACGTCTGCTACTGGCGGAGGAATGTCTCCCGACGCTCCCTCAGCAGCTAAATTTGTGTCAGGTTTTGGAGATCAAATAGCAGAACCTGCTTGGGGAACAAAAAAGAAAAAGAAAATTAAGACTGAAGCTCCTTCTAAGCCAATAAATTTAAGAGCTAAACAGTTTACTGCAGCAGAATACCAACAAGCGACCAAATCAAAGTCGTTTAATCCAAAAGATTACGAGTGGAACGAAGAGAAGCTGTTATACATAAAGAAAGATTCTGAAAAATCGTTGCCAGTTAACGAAAATTATTTTAGGTTTAAAAAACAAACTTCAACAAGAACGGTAGAAGAGCAAGTTCACACAGCAATAAAAGAGATTAATAAAAAGTTAGAAGAAGCTAATAAGTTATTAAAATATACTGAGAGGCTAAAAGAAGAAGTTTCTGTACTTGGAGAGCTAAAACACAAAAAAAGAACCGACGAGCTGACCACGGCAATGCAGAAAAAGATAGCAGAAGTCTATACTCGCTGCAAAAAAATAAAATAAACAAACATATTTATAGTTACCATGACTACCGCAAATTTATACAAAAAACACCTTAACGGAAAGATATCTAAAAGTAAATTCTTACAAGAAGTGCGTAAGGATGATAATTTGCCTTGGATAACAAACGTAACTTCTTATGAAGATGCGATAAACATACTAAAAAATAAAAGAATCATATCAGAAGTTCAATTAACGGTAGATCAAAAAATAGATAGATTAAATCCTTACATATACAAGCACGCTCTAAATAAAGAAATAGAAAAGGCTAACGTAAAAGACGATGTGGCTTTCGAAAAGGCAAAGAATAGAGTAGTAAATCGTCTAATGAAGGATATAAATAAGAATCGCTACGAGATGTTCGACGGTTCAGATAAGGTTAAAAAGCAGGACAAAAAGCTTGAAATGGTTAAAGTAAAAGGAGCTTCTAATAAAGACGAAGCCAACGCCATGAAAAAAGTAAAGGGACAAGAAATACCTAAAGCTAATACCAAAGCCAGCAAAAAAGAGAATAAAAAAGGCAAACCAAAAGGAGTAAAAGAAATGACTACTAATGCCAAAAAAGCAAAAGGCATAGTAAAAGTCATGGAAAAACCAGGAAAGCCTAAAATAGTAAAAGAGAGCGTGTTAGAAGCTCTTATTTCCCTGTCAAAAAAAAAGTCAAGTAATATCTTGACAGAGGATACTCACGAAGAATTTTCATTGGGACAAAACGTACATCTTCCACAAAAAGATAGAGAGCAATTTTCAGTATCTAACGGTATAGTAAAAGGAATTCGTGGTGGTACTATAACCATAGAACTTCCAATACACGACGAAAATAATAAGCCGATTGAAATAACAAGGCAAGTTAACGTATTAAAGCACGCGAAGAAGGAGAGTAACGAACAAAATAACAAAAACGAAAGCGTGCTCGAAAAACACACTAATAAGAACGGAATAGAATTCCAAGTTGGGGAAAAAGCGAAAGATCCTAAAGGTAACGAAATCACAGTTCGTGGATTCAAGACAGAAGACGGAGCGGTATACGCTTTAACTGGAACAAATTCTATGTACAACTCCGTAAAAATAGACGACTTAGTTAAACCAGGAGACGAAGCTCCTATTAGTGATAAGGAGTATAGAGATAAGGCGTTTGGCAAATTACCGAATTATAACGCTGGTCAAGGTTGGTTGAGTCAACAAGTTACAAAAAAAGAAAGTAAGTTAGATAAAGTCGTAGGTAAATTAAAAGAGTTTATAAAAAACAAGAAAAAAGACGAAGTAGAAGAAGCAGTAGACGTAGTAACTGGTACTGAACCTGACGGTGACGAAGTATCTATAACCACTCTTCCTTCAGGCCAAGGCGTAAAAAAAGTTGCTCAATTAAAAAAACAAGGCGTAAAATCAGCAACGTCAAAAACAGTAGTTTAATGGCAAAAGATTTATTGATAGAGTATTCGGTATTTAAGCCGAAGATGAAAATAAACGAAAGCAGACGTCACTCAAACGGTAACTTAATAGTGAGCGGACAAGTGCAAGCTTGCGATAAACCAAACGCCAATAGAAGAATATACCCTTACGATACGCTAAGAAAAAAAGTGGACGCGTACATCGATGGACCAATTAGAGAGAATAGAGCTTTGGGAGAATTGGATCACCCTCAAGATTCTGTAGTTAACTTAAAAAACGTATCTCACAATATATTAGAATTGTGGTGGGAAGGTAAAGATTTATTCGGCAACATAGAAATATTACCAACAACTTCTGGAAACATATTAAAAACATTATTCGAAAATAGAATAACTGTAGGCATATCTTCAAGAGCTTTAGGAAGCGTAACTCCTATAGGCGAAGGTCTAGTGCAAGTTGAAGATGATTTAGACTTAATATGTTGGGATTTTGTTTCTACTCCTTCGACTTACGGCGCTTACATGCATCCAATAAAAGGATTAAACGAAGGCTTTGATCCTACAATTAATCCAACAATAGGAAAATACGACGTTGCTCATAGATTAGTTTCAGATATTATCTGCACTATGGGAGGATATTGTTGCGTGAAATAAAAATATTTTTCTATATTTTTATTTTTTTGTATAAGTACGTATATTTATTGTCGTACATGCGTCACCACAATCTAAATGCGACGCTAATCTACACACATATCCTATATTGCTTTTTATTAAGTAAGCAATCAAATCCAGTTTAATTTATTAACAAATGGACGATCTGTCAAAACAGGCCATCCTAGACGCTAAGCAGTTAAGGGCTCACATTACAGCCATAACAAAAGCATCTCTGGAAGAACAATTTGGCCCAACAATGAAAAAAATGATTCAAGAGTCTTTGGAAAAAGAACTTGACGAAGTTGATGAAATGGAAGAAGGCAAAGATAAAACTAAGCCTGAACACGGAAAAAAACCAGTTGTAAAGGAAGAAGAAGAAATCGACGAAGCTAAAGATGAAGAACTCGAAGAAGGCAAAGATGAAGAATTAGAAGAAGCCTATGACGAAGAAATCGACGAAGCTAAAGACGAAGAACTCGATGAATCCGAAGACGAGCTCGACGAAGTACTAAAAGAACTCGAAGCCCTATCAGAGTACGAATCAGAACTTGAAGAGGCAGACGAAGACGAAGAAGGTGCTGAAGAAGAACTCGGTGGAGAAGAAGGTATAGAAGACGAAATGGGTGAAGAAGACGAAGAAGAAATCGTAATCACTTTCGGTCAACTTAAACAAGCTCTTGCTCCATTTATGGACGCAGAAGAAGGCGAAGAGTTCGAACCAGAAGAAATGAGCGATGAAGAAGTCGTTAACGTTGACGAAGAGCTTGAAGAAGCGCAAGTTAACGAACCCTACGTAAAAGCTACCGCTGCTCCTAAAAAAGCTCAATCTTCTAAAATGAACGAGAAATTAGCTCATTCAGTTAAGAAGGAAGCAAAAAAACACGACGAAGAAAAAGCAAAAATGGAAGAAACCATCAAGCGTCTTCAGCGTGAGTTAAGAGAAACAAA